CATTGATTCATTTGGTTGGCCAAATACCTGATTGAAAGTAGTAAACGTGCCAGAAGAATGTCCCCATTCGTGCATTTGACCTAATGCCCCTGAGCCATTAAATTTGTAATTTGCTACCCAGTTTCCATATTTCTTTTTATTTTGTTCACGACTTCCAACATCAAAATTGTATGGATGATCTGTTACATAAAGTCGTCTCACAAGTTTTTCTTGTGTCTGGATAGTGGAATCAAAAAGATTAAAATTCATTAAGTCTTTTCTTTTGGTGTTAGGAGGCCCTACAACCCACATATGGTTTGACTTAGAAAAATCGATAGCAGGATCTGCAACCGCAACAACATCTTGAACCAATCTCAAGTAATTTGGAATTGCTTCATCAGGGTGCGTATTCTGGCCAGAAGTAGATCCAGTTGAGAGCCAATGATCTCCAACATCATATGATTTTAAAGTATTTGGAATCATGAAATATTTATCTGGCACAATAATCTTGAAATTAAATGGAAGATCACTTTGCTTATTCATCACATCTTCCATTGCTTTAATCCAGTCTTTGTAGTCTTTTTGAGGATTGGATTTAACTTTGTAGTCAGGTGTTTGGAATGGAACAAATTGCAAAGTGTAATTAGGACCTAAAATTTCACCTCGTGCCTGTTTTCCTCTTTGCGAACCCCAATAATTAGCGATCATGCATTGATCAGCACCAAGTAATTCTGCTCTATCACTTTGAGCAGTTTTAGGAGTTTTAGAAGTTAATTTCCCACTGACATATCTATAAGGAATTGGACAGGCTGGATAGTTCCAGGTGAAGTCTTGATATTTCTTCCAAGCAGCAGGAACCTTTGGATCTTTTTCACATCTATCGCCCACACGAGCATCAGTTGGAATTTGAGTTAAGGCAGAAGTTGGAACTGAAATGCTAGATAACACTAAAGACAAAGCAATAATTATTTTTTTCATTTTATTATAACTCCATCTACTTATTCTGTAACTTTTACTATTTTATCAGTAACGATCAGACCTTTTTGCCATTGTGTTGCAACAGCAACATTTGCAGAAGATGTTGTTTGAGGAATTAAACCAAACAGCACTGAGCCATAATTAAACTTACCTGTTGGTAATACTCCAAAATAATCTGTATTTTGATCATGATTTCCTACTGGAAATGTAGAAACAGAAACTGTATCAGTGATACATGCTGGATATGCTACTGGTTTTCTGTTTGAATCATTACCTGTAGAAACAAATACTGGAATACCTTTATTTTTTAAACTGGCAACTGTTGCTCTAATTGCTGGATCAACAATTTTAACATTAACTAATCCAGTTGGAGAAAGTTTACAATCGCCTGGCTTTTTCATATTTCCACTTAATCCGTAAGAAAATGACACAGCAGATACATTTGATGAATTAGCATCTACCCATTTTAATGCTGCAAGAAAATCATTACCATTTAATATTCCAACTGCACCTTTGTTTGATACTGTTGCAGATCTAACTAATATAAGTGGAACATCTGGATTATTTCTACGAGCAACTTCAACCATAGCCATACCATGATTTACTGGATCAGAAACTCTTTTTGAAGGTTTTGGTGTATTTACACACTTATCTGTTGCAATACAAACAATAGTTGTGTTAGCAACTCTTGTATCAAAGTAACTATCAATAATTATAATTGGTTTAGTATTAACTGCTGGTGTTGGAGTTGGTGTAACAACTGGTGTTGGTGTAACAACTGGTGTTGGAACAACAACTGGTGTTGGACTCTCAACTATAGGTGTTGGAGTTGGTGTAACAACTGGTGTTGGAACAACAACTGGTGTTGGACTCTCAACTGCATTTGCTGGAACTGCTAGTACTGAAAATAAAACAGATAAAACAATAAACATTTTTTTCATTAAGATAACTCCATTAATCTAATTACATAACAACATGGGTCGCCGCCTTGGTCCCACTCTTCTTGCTCTTCTTCGCTCATGTATTGAAAACCACCATCATGAGTACTACAAAATGGCTCAGTTATCCAGCCTTTGTCAATGCCTTGTAACAGCCAAATCTCAAATTCTGTATTCATATATCTAGTATAGACCTAGATGCTTACCGTGTCAATAGGACCAGTGCAAGATGTTGAAAAATTAATAGCAGCACCTACTGCTTGAATAACTCTGTTTCTTCCATTCTTTTGTTTTTGAGTAGAGTAAAGTGATCCTAATGCAAACTCTGATGCTGAGCCCATTGCTAAATAATCTAAATCATATTCTGTTAGTGACATATCTAAAGCACTGTGTTCAAACATTCTACCTTTAACACAAATTATCATTCCAAAGTCTGAGTCTTTAGAAACGTCAACCCACCATTTGTCATAGAAATCTCTTAGTGATATTAAAAATTTTGTATACATAAACTTATCTATGTTACCTTCTGGTACAGGTGGTTTAAAGTTTAACCTTATTCTTTCACCATCCATGGTGCCAGCATATCCTATTAGATATTGACCAGTCTTCCAAACTTTAGGTGCTTTTAAAGTAAGCATGCTGTTTTCATCTGATGCACCTCTGTCACCAGCCATATAAATCTTATTTTCTTGTCTAACTACTGCAATGCAGGTCAAATGAAACCCTCTCTAGATATGGTTATTTCAAGTATACCATTACCCAGGGAGGGTGTCAAATACCTACTTAGATTTCTTGTCTACTGAGTTAAATGCACTATTGATTTCTTCGATGCTTAGTCTTCCATCATCGATAAATCCTCGTGCTAGTTTTTCAACTACTGTGGCAACTCCTAGAGTTCCTGCAAGAATTATTGCACTCACAGTATCGATACCGATAATTGCACCAGCACCAATAACCCCAAGTCCATTGGCTGCAAATACAGCGATTATTCTAAGTAGAATATTTTTAATACCGCTTATTGCTCCCATTGCCTTTTCGTCATCTAATTTTGTTTCTTTTGCCATGTTATTCCTCCCCTCTAACTCTTATTGTCACTAACCAGACAACAAGAACTATGATGATTGCATAACCAACAGTGATCTTTGCAGATCCTTCAAGCACTAGCCATGCTGCGAACATACCTAGTAATGTCCACAATTGATTTAATGTTTCTACAAATGCTTCTACTAGCCATGCCCATACAAACTTAACTGCTTTCCATACTTTTTGAAACATCCATACAATTAATTTCCAGGTACTAACAAATACCCATTTAATTGCATTGTATATACTTGTGATAATCCAGGTAACAAATTCAATACCTTCTTTGACTACCGCTACTACTGCTTTATATATACCTTTTATGATCTTCCAAACAAGATTAAGAACATAATTAACTACCGCCCAAACCTTGATCAGAATAAACTTAACTAGGTTTATAGGTAACATAACTACGAACTTAACTGCTTTGAAGATAAATTTAAAAGGTTTTAATATTGCTTTTATCATTTTATCCTCCTTGTATTTCTACGATTCTTAAGTTTAGGCTTACGCTTTACCTTAAGTTTTTTCTTTTTGCTGTCGCTGCCTTCGCCACCGCCGCCAGCGTCTCCCCCACCACTACTTCCACCAGATCCTGATGGACCAGATGTACTACCAGTTGGTGCACTTGAGGTTGGTGGTATTGCTGCCATTGCTGCACCTACTGCTTGAACAGCAATAACTGATGCAATAACTACATCTTCTGAGTCTTCTCTTTCTTCTTCTGTCATATCAGCACCCAATTGTCCAAGTGCTTCAAATGTTTGACTTGGGTCTGAAAATAACTCTCCTATTAAGGCTGTAGGGTCAGACAGTTGTTCAAAAATAACTGCAACACCTGCCTCTATCTCAACACCTTCACGGTATTCAATTATTTGATTCTCATCTAACTGTTCTAAAAGTTCTAACACCTGCTCATCGTTTAACTCTTCTAATAATTCAGTAATAGGCATTGCTTCATCAACTTCATAGTTATCCAACAATAAGTCTGTAATGTCTTGCAATTGTTCATCTGAAATTTCTTCTTCATTAACTATTAGTTCATCAATAGCATTGTTAATTTCTTCTTCTACTGGTATAATTTCTTCTATAGGAGTTGGTTCAAGTGAAGGTTCGATTACAGGTTCTGGTTGTAACTCTTCTATCACTATTGGTTCTGGTTCCTCTATCACTACTGGCTCTGGTTCGAATGTTGGCTGAGGGTTTGGGTCTGGTTGAACTGGATCAGGAGTTGGACTTGGAGTTGGATCAGGACTAGGTGTTTCTGTAGGCGTAGGAGTAGGGCTAGGGCTTTCTGTAGGTGTTTCTGTAGGTGTTGGTGTAGGACTTGGAGTTTCTGTAGGTGTTTCGGTAGGTGTTGGGGTAGGGCTTGGTGTAGCACCACCAGTTGACTCATAGATATATCTTGTATATTCATTTGAACTATTTAATCCAACTACAGTTCCTACTCTCCATCCACCACAAATCTGTCCATCTCCACAATGACCAGTATGCCAAGATAAACGAAGTGAGCCATCATCTAAATTTCCACCCCATGCAGCATAAGTATCTGCAGAAGTTTGTTGGATAGTACTATTTGGAGCAAACCCCATAGAGCCATAGCCTGTATTAAAATACCAATAGGAACCGTTTTCTAATAGAGTTTGATTAGACATGTTTGGTTGAATGGTAAATACCATTTCTCTTTTACCAGCAGCAAGAAGCATTAAGTTTGAGTTATTGGTTAATCCACCAGCATATAGAATATAGTCTTGATCACAAGCAGTGGTTATATTTGATAATAAATCAGTACCTCCATAAGTTCCAGACCAACACAGAGCCCATCCACCAGATTCAACTACAGATTTATCAACATTTTGTTGTGGTCCAGATGGGTAATAGGTTGGAGGATTAGCAATTGATTTAACTAATGGAATACAAGAAAGTAATAGTATGCAGGATACTATAAAGACAAAGAATGCTCTGCGAAGAGTCCTAAAGTTATTAATTTAATAACTACCTCCAATGTGAGATAGTACTATTATAACATTTTATTAGATTAGTTTAAACTGATCTAGGTATTCAAGTGCTTCTTTTGGTGGTTCTGGTCTAATCACATTGTTGTTAACAAACAGTTCTTTTGATCTATCTGATTTAGGTCTATCTGCAAAAGTATGAACTTCAACTTCTAAATCAATATCTTTTGGAGTGTTAGCAATTGAACCAAATACAGCACCACAAACTGCGTCCGCTAAGTCTTTAGACTTTTTACGAGGATGATCAACTCTATCATTCTTCATAATTTTTAACTCAGTTAACTCTTCAAACAATAATTCAATTGAAGGCATTACTAATCTTTCTTCATAAATAAGCATTGCCATATCTTCATAATGCTTTTTAGCAACTGAAACAGTATCCGTTCTCATTCCAACTGCCTTTAGTTCATTTTGAATATCAAATGATTGCCAACGATCAAATGTTACCAAACCTATATTAAAACCAGTTCTTCTTAAGTTTTGAATCCATTGCTTTACTTCTGATAGGTTTACTGGACCTTCTACTTTAGGTTCCCACCAAACCACTGCATCCACAACAACAATAGGAGCAACCTGTTCGTAATCTTTGATTACTTGAACGTTAACCCACTTTTCTACGTGAGCAATGGCTACAGCACACTTGTCATGCTTTTGTGCCAAGTCAGCGTGAACATAATAGGTCTTATCTGGATCAGGTTTAAAGGCTTCGTCAAATCTTTTAAAATTATCTATAGGGTTTCTACCAGTCATACAGGCTCTAACTTTTTCTGCCTGCTTGAAAAACGCATCTGATGAATAGGTTGGAACGCATGCAAAACGCATCATTGCATCCCCAAGATCTGTATAGAAGGCTAACTTAAAGTCATCAATCTTTCTAGTTGGGTTAACTTCCCATGTTGGTCTTTTTAATGCAAATACTCCAGGATACTTATATGAAACAATTTCATCTTCTTCCCACGAAATCTCAAATGTGTTTCCTACTTCATCTTCTGGTAATGCTGGATTTAAAATAAACTTATGATTTTTTTCAATAACATCTTTTTCTAAAACAACATCATCATATCTTTGAGATATAAAATCTCCTACATACCTTGGAAAAGATAACAATACAACTTTCCCTAAATCTGGAAAACGAGAATCTACTGAGCCGCGAAATGCTTTATAAATATTTTCTGCAGTCTTACCTTGTTCATTTCCTGTGCCAACTTCAGAAACAAAACCAGAAATCTCATCAAGCACTGCAAGCAAAAGGTTTAAACCCTCATGTGATTCTCTTTCTGAATGTCCAGAATAAACTGTAATAGATTTATTAAACTCTACGCTATCTGCCTTTGCATAAAACTTTCCTATAAACCATGGAGACTTTTCAATCTTAGTTTTAAAACCTTTAAAGAAAACGTTCTTAGCCTGTTGTGCGTTAATAGCAACGTTAATTAAATCAATAGCATCTCCTGATGGTTTACCAAAATATTTAGCGGGATCTTTTAAACAAAGTAACTTATAAACAATATAAGAACAAGCAACTGTAGAAGTAAAATCCTTACCACTACCCTTACCTAACTGAAGAATGATTTCATTTTTAGTATACTTATTATAATATTCTGTACCTTCTTTTTCACCCAACAAATCTATCAAATCTTCTTTTCTATAAATTTGACTCATAGCCTCAACTATGTCATACTGAATTTTAGATAGTGCAGGTTGTCCCAAATAGTCTTCGTGCTCAATAAATGTTTTAGCGTCTACTGGAATTTCTTCAAATGGATTATCTTTTAATACTTCTAAAAAATCATCAAACATCATGGACAACTGTAACCACTTCGCTTTCCCTGGCAATGCTTGAAAGTCGTCTCATGATTTCATCACGAACTTGTGGATACTCAGAAGCAACATCTTTTAATATGTTCATAAGTACTTCTTGCTTTCTTTCTATTTGTACCATTTCTTCTGCTAGTTCTTTATTTTCTAAAAGCCCTGCTTTTTGCAACATATCAATTCTTCTAGATTCAATATCCAATACCAACTTAATTCCCTGACTTTTGGCATTTAGGTTAGCACTTGTTGTTGCATCCTCAATAACCTCATAAGCCTTTGTAATTAATTTGCTATAGTGAGTATCTGCAGCAACCAG